TTCTTTGCAGGAGCTTTCTTCTTTGCAGGAGCTTTCTTCTTTGCAGGAGTTTCCTTTGCAGGGGTCATCATTTTTTTAAATGTTTCTCCAAACAGCTCCTCTCTACTCCCGTCTACAAACATACTCTCTTTAATCGTAAGAAGAGAAAGAACACCCTCTTTACGAGACTCTTGTATAAACGAATCCCGTAGTTTTTTGGTTAATGTCAGGGTGATTTCACGTTCCTCTTGTCCCCAGTCTACGTATTCTGGAGAATAATCTTCTCCAAAGCATTGGGTTAAAAGGGAGTCCATTCTTTTTAGGAAAATAGACTCTTTTTCTTCCCCACGTTCCCCAGTATTGGAGTACGATTTATTGCACATACTACGATTTGTTAAAGAGAAAAACAACTGTGCAAACTCACTGACTGTTACAGTTATTGACTCCTCATCAATCCCCCAGCTAAGCCCTTCAAGCAATGCTAAGCACATTACATCACGGACAACAATGCTTTTAATTTCCGTTGTTTTTCTACAACAAAAAGGGGCAATTCCTTTTGCTGTAGAAAGTGCTGCGCTTGCTTTTGTTGTTTTCCGGGCAATTCTCAATTCAGATAATCTCATTTTATAGTCCTTTCATAGTAAAAAAGAAAAGACTTGCAAGAGAATAAAATCAATCACTTAATACTATTTTACACTATGTTTTTTGTACTTCATAAAATAGTATTCCTAATTGTCAAAGAACTAAAGAAGCCCACTCCAAAAAAATTCTTGTTGCTCCTTTCACTCTTCCACAGTGTACCAGCCTCACCTGCCAGTGATTTAAAAAGTGGTTCCAAGAACCACTCCTTAATGTTTTATCTGCCAGTGATTTAAAAAGTGGTTCCAAGAACCACTCCTTAATGTTTTAAGTGATTTAAAAAGTGGTTCCAAGAACCACTCCTTTTATTATATATCGCCAGTGATTTAAAAAGTAAAACTAACGACCACAACTATTATTATTCTGCCTTTCAAATGAATATACTTGTTTTATATAGAAAACCGTGGGATATTTAATAAAAAACAAAAAAAAGGAGCTTAAATTATGAAAAAAGTAGGAGAAGTCGCATTAAATAAGGGGAATGTTGGAAACTTCAGTTTAGTGACCTTTGATGCCGTCCCTGAATGCGTAGAAGAGTGCCCCATTAAGAATATTTGTAGTTATCAAAAAAACAACCGTAAATGCAAATTACGAATTGTTTATATTGAGAAAGTAGTAGACACTTTAGCAGCAATCTTAAAAAGCAAGGGAACAGAATTAGATTGGCATAAAGTATCATTCTTTTTAGTCCCCTTATACAGCCAACTACTTGCTTTTAAGATTAGTGTAGCAGCCAGGAACAATCCTTTATTACTTGGTGAAAAAGGAGTGAAAGCACACCCCTCTTATAAGGAGATTAGAGAGACTATCAAATTAATAAATCAGCTATTAAATGAGTTTGGTATTACAAAGAATGAAAAGAAAGGGTTTATTGATGGTGATAGTGATTATTATGAATCCTTATTACAAAATCAAGAGGTTCCTGATGAGTAAATTAAAAAGAAGAAAAGGGAAAGAGAAAGTACCCTATAATTTTGGAGGTGATGGTTGTGTTCGCTGGTGTGAGGAGTTTTGCTCAATCCCAATACCAGTTAAAGGCATGATGCAGTGGATACCTATTAAGGAGTTGCCTAAAGAGAAAAACATTTTAACTGGTAGAAGTCCTTGGTCTATGTGGCAGCATCAAGCTCATGTTTTGCGTGAAGCCCTTGAAATGGATGCAACGTATACTTTTAAATACCGATTAGTGGTTTTGTGTTGGCAGCGTGGTGAAAGTAAGTCTTTGCTTGCTTGCTTAATTCAGCTTTGGAAGTTTTTTTGTTTTCCTCGTCAACAAATAATGCTGGGTGCAAATAGTAGAGATCAGGTTAAGTTTGTTCATTTTGAGATTATGAAAGATATAATTTTGAATAGCCCTCGTCTTCTGAAAATCGTTGGTAATAGAAATTTAATGGACAAACAAATACAGATGAGGGATAAGCATAGAAATGTTGTTTCTATGATTCGTAGCATCTCTTCCTTTTCTGGTATTGTTTCTAATATTAGTGGTTATACATTTTCTGAAATGTTCGATATGAAAAACCCTAAATTCTTTACACAGCTTGATGGTTCAATTAGAAACATACCTAATGCTTTGGGTGTTATTGACAGCACAGTTTCTGGTAAGGAGCATGTGCTTTATAAATTGTATACTTCAGCAAGAAGTAATAAGAGCAAGACTGTGTATTTTAATCACAGATGCAGTCCCGAAGCCTCCTGTGATGATTATTGGAATCCCAGCATGACGCAGTTACAGATAGATGATTATAAAAGCAAGTTTCCACCTGCTGAATTTTCAATGTACTTTAAGAATACCTGGGAATCGGCAACACAAAAAATGTTTAAATGGGAGGAAGTACATTCTTGTAATTACATTGGTTTAAATAAGCAGTTAGGGGAGCAGCAGCAAGTACTATCTTTATTAGCCGAGTATAACAAGTCTGTGGGTGAAGTGGAGAAATTACCTGATGGGGAGCGTAAGATTTCTATAGAACAGGGACTGCAACGCAAACTGGAACCTTTAATGGAGCTTGAAGATGTATATAGTATTAGAACAAAATCAAATCAATCTCGAATTACAACAATGTCCGAATTACACAATCTGAGTCATGTTTATGATACCAATTTTGCAATTATGATTGGGGGTGATAGAGCTGACCCTATGAAAGCAAACGTGAGTCACGGGGCCAGGACAATATTTCTTGCCATTGCAAAGGGGTTGCCTGGTAGTAAGAGCAACCCTAAGAAGTATTTGGATTCTTTAGAAGCAGCCAGTAAGAACTTTATTTATTTTGTAATTGGCTTTCGTCATGTAGTTATGTCTGATATGAAAAGTATTCAACTGTTTATTGAAGAGTGTTTAGAGGAATATGATAGTGTGGAAACTCTTTGTGCAGAACGGTGGGGAATGTGGGATATTGCGGATTGGTGTGATGAAAAAGATATTATGTTTGAGGCTATTACAGCGGCATACACTTTGCAAAGAACTGGCTTTTCAGAATTGTATAATGCTATAGTTACTGGAAGATTTAAAATTCCCCCTACGGCAATAGCAGGAAACAGACAATCAGATTTGTTTATTGAAGAAGCAGAAATGTTTGACCATGACCCGGTTGGAAAATTCTATGGCTCACCTGAGAAATCAAATAGATTGGGTGTTCAAGATGATAGTGTTTTTGCAGCAAGTTGGGGGATATATGGAGGGCGCAATTTATCTGTAGAAGATTTTATAGATAGAAAGAATGCTAAAACTTTTGGTGGGTTTTACAAAAACACAAATTTAGTTGGCAATTATTAAAAGGAGATTTTGGTTATGGAAATAGGCGATAGAAGAGAATTAATTGATGGTTTATCAGATGATGATCTACTTAACATTGCAAGTATGATTACACCTTGGAGTACCGGCCCAAGAATCAATGATACTAAGGTAGCAGATGAAGATGGGTTTACTTTATCTGGTATTGGCGTGAATGGGGATTATACAGGATATGCCGCTGCACAAAATGCCTGTTGGGAGAAGTTTTCTACCAACCCACAAATTTCCTCTCATGTGAGGGATTTTATGGGGGATTTGACTGGTGCAGGGTTTAGTTGGGGCAGTGAAAATAATGCTGTTGATGCCGTATTAAAAGAAATTTCAGATGATTTGAGAAACGAACTGTTGTTAAAAATCTCTAAATATGTGGCACGGTCGGAAGTAGAGGGTGAATTGTTTTTGTGTTTGTCTTTGCACAAGGATTCTTTTGTGGAAGTTGATTTTATGGAACCCACAGATTTAATTGGTGGGGTAAATAATAGTGGTATTTACTTTCATCCCCGTAAAAAAACAATGCCTATGTTTTATGAGTTTGCAATTAAAACAGAAATCCCAAAGAAGAAAAATAAAACGAAGAAAAACGCAGGTGGAAAGATAGTTGGGGGCGTGACAAGTGATATTGCTTCAACTATTTTAATTCCTTCTATTTATGTAGGGTATTATCCTGATTTAGGGAGGGAGGCTATTGCTTATTATTCTCTTTCTACTGAAAAATTAAAGGGGTCTAAAAGCAACATTGGGTATTCAAAGACTGGGAATTGGCACAGGTTTATTGTATCTTGGGATCGGGGGTTTCTTACACAACGTAATGTTTCTCACATAAACACCACATTATCTTGGGTTAATTTTTATGAGGATTTGAAGAAATGGGAAATTGATCATAAAAAATCTGCAGGTTCCTATTTATGGGTAGTTAAAATGGAAGATGCCAGAACATTTCGTTCTTGGCTGAAGATGACAGATGAAGAAAAAGAACAAACTGGATTAACTGCAAAGAAAACACCAGGTGGCACTCTTATTTGCCCGCCTGGTGTGGAAATAGAGTGCAAGAACCCTAAGCTACCCACTATTTCAGAACAAGATACTGATATTATGCACATGATAAGCTCTGGTTTAAATCGTCCAGAGGATATGATTACTGGACAAACTAAAGGAGATACTTTTTCAGGTGTAAAAGCGAGTCGTGGGCCGCAATCAGATAGGGTTTTAGACAATATGCACTATTTTGAACAGTTCTTGCGATTGGTATTGTGGCGTTCTATTTTCTTTTTAAAAAGCACTAAATCTACATTTAAGATTAAGTATAAAGTGAAAGAGGTGGTACAGTTCAAGAATCAAAAGCCCATTGAGCAGACTGTGGTAAAAGAAGCGCACGAGCTTATTGATTTTGATTTTCCCACCCCTGAAATTGGTGATTTAGAGGGGAAAGCAAAAGCCTATCTTGGAAGTAAGCATTTATCCGTGGTGGAGAGTTTGGGCATTCCCCGTGCTGAAGTTGCAAAGCGGTTGGGTTTTAGAAATTATGGGAAGAAACGGAAACTTTTTGAAACAGAAAATAAAATATTTCCTGATCTGCCTTTAACTGGTGAATTAGAATCTGCACAAGAGGGTGCCGGAGAATCAAGGCATGTTCACCCCGGCACACCACAGGCCCCATCTCAAGCAAAATAAAGATACGGTTGTTTTTTGCTTGACAAAAACAAAAGTTAAATCCTATATTTGAAATGTGGTGGGATATGTGTTTTATCTAATTAATTAATGGAGGATTTTATGAAATGAAAGACTTTTACACATTGCTAACGGCCTCCTCTTGGTTGATGGAGGATGGGGCATTACAAGTCCTGGCTAACGCATATCCTGATACTAAGGCGGTTTCATTTTATTCAGATGAGGAAGAGAGTGATTTGAATAAAATGGTTATTAAGGGGAATACTGCAATTATTCCTATTATGGGGCCGTTATTTGCACAAGATAATTTTATTACAAAAGTGTTGGGCGTTGGCAAAACGTATACTTCTATTACTAAGGAGTTGCGGGATGCAGCGGCGAATTCTGATGTAGAAAATATTGTCCTGTCTGTGAATACCCCAGGTGGACAAACAGTCGGAGTCAACGCAACTGCTGGTGTTATAAAAGAAGTTGCGAAGAATAAACCGGTAAAAGCTTTTGTTCATGGAAATGGAGCTTCGGCGGGATATTGGCTCATCTCTGCTGCTGATGAAATTTACATGGACGCTACTGCTGGTGTAGGAAGTATTGGGGTAAAGGCTATTGTCCCTAAGCCCGTAGATGACGATTGGGAAATGGAAATTGTCAACTCCGATAGTCCGAACAAAGCTCCTGATGTTTCTACCAAGGAGGGGCAAGAGGTAATCAGAACGATGTTAGACGATTTAGCTGAGGTATTTATTGCGGCAGTAGCTGAGGGTCGCAATGTATCGGAAAAAACAGTACTAAATGACTTTGGTAAAGGAGGAATCCTTATTGGTCAAAAAGCTGTAGATGCAGGTATGGCTGATGGTTTAGCAACTTTTGAAGAGGTTTTGGAATTAATTAACAATAACACAAGTAATGCAAACGGAGGCTGTATGGATTTAAACACGCTGAAATCAGAACACAAAGATGTGTTCGATGCAGTTGTGGCAGAGGTTACTGCTTCTATGAGTGAGAAAGTCACCACTCTGGAAGCAGATATTGCTGCTAAAGCTGAAGAAATTGCTACTTTGAAGTCTGATACTGGTAATAAGGGTGCTGTCATTGACACACTAAAAGCCAGTAATGAGGCTTTGGAAGAGCGGACAAAGGCATTGGAACGGGAAACTGCCATCAGGGCGCAGAAAGAAATGCAGGTACTGGCTTCTGCTACAATAGATGCTGAACTTGCTAAATCTGATATTCCCAAGCAACTGCATAGCAAGGTTGCGGTCCAGATTGATTTCAATAAATTTGTCAGTGAGGACAAGGGGCTGGATACAGAAGCATTTGTAACAGCAATTAAAGCAGAAATTAAAGAGTGGGAGGGGTCTTTGGGTGCGGCTACCACTACTGTTGCGGGCGTTGGGAATTTTGCCCGCACTACTTCTGTTGAATCGTCTGAAATTTCTGTCGAAGCTGGGAGTGCTTTATCTCGTATGTCCAAGCTTCTTGGCGTTGAAAAAGACGAAAATTAAGGGAGGAATTGATTATGGCTATTCGTTCAAATGCCGGTCTGAGCGGTTCTGTCCCGCAGATGAATCACCAGCCCGAAGGTTCAGGTACTAAAGCTTTATTTCATTCGGTACGGGATATTGCTCTTATTTTGAGTAAAACCCTACAGGGTGGGTATGGTGTCTTGAAAGCTGGGACTATTTTGGCAGAAGGGAATGTTTCTAAATTGTTGGTTCCTTATATTGGGTCAGCGGCTGTTGATACTGACAATGTAGGGCGTTCTTCGGTAATTGAAAATGTGCCGAATGGAACTACTTGTAAAATAACCATTGCAGATTCGTATAAATTCCAGGTTGGAGACAATCTGATGTTGGTTCGTAATAATAGTGGAACCCCCGTTTATCATGCTGGTGGGGCGATCACTGCTATTGACAACACAACCAGCAAAGTCTTTGCTACAGTTACTTTTACAACCACAACTGGCGGCACTTCTTTTACAGTAGTGGCCGGTACAGCAGTGTACGTAGCTGCTGGTACCAGCACCCGGTTTTCTACGGCCAAGTACATTTTGGATAAAGATGTAGATACTGGGAGTGGTGAGGATACACGGGCTATGGGTGCGAATACCAGTGTTGTTATTTCCAACGCTGTTCTGTATTCCACAAGTCTTGTTAATTGTGATACGACTGCTGTTTCAGCCCTTGGTGTTGAAGACGGTCGTTTCTTAATCTTAAAGTAAGGAGGGAAAAATGCCTAAAGGAAAAAGCGGAATCCCCGCTCTTGAATTAGAAGTACTGAATGGCCTTATTTCCAAATTACCTGTGGCCCCGAATCTGTTTTTCTCGAATCTGTTTTCTTCAGAACCATATGAATCAGATACGATCAGATGGGAATTGGAATATGGTAGTGCTGGAATGACCCCGTTTGTTGCTCCCGGCTCCGTTGCTCCTGCCATTGGTACAGATGGAGTTGGTGAGGCTTCTGCCAAAGCTGCATTTTACAAAGAGAAAATGTATTTTGATGAGGAATTTTTAAACAATCTCCGGGAGCCCGGAAGTTGGGCTACTTATGCCACTGCAGAGCGCCATCTTGCCAGGGGTTTGCAGAAGTTGGATAGGCGGCTATCCCGTAGACGGGAGTGGATGTTTTCTCAGGCTGTTGTTGAGGGGGCAATGACTTACACTCAAAAGGGCGGAGTTAAGTTCAGTTTGAGTTATGGTGTTCCTGATACACACAAAGTCACTCTTGGGAGTGCCAGGGCTTGGGGTACGGGTGCTTCTCGTAACCCTGTTGAGGATATTTTTGATGCAAAGAAAGTCCTGGTTGATGATGCCGGTGTTGTTCCTAATCATTCCATTATGAACAGTGAGACTTTGAAACTCCTGCTTTTTGATTCTGCTATTCAGGATATGGTAAAAGCCTCTGCATTCGGTGATGGTGATTTGTTCACCAACCCTGCCCAGGTTCTTGGCACATTGCTTGGTGTGGGCAAATTGGTTATTTATGATGAAATTTATGAAGTTCCTGCTTATCTGACTGCTGCGGTAACTGGTGGTTCCACTACTGTTATCCATGTCGATGATGCTTCTGATTTCATGGTAGGCGGCACTTTGCGTTTTCAGGACATGAGTAGTTTCAATTCGTGGGAAGATGAGACTATTAGTGCTGTTGATGTTGAAGCCGGCACGGTTACAGTTGCTTCTGCTCCTACGGCTTCCTTTAAAGCTGGTGAGGATAGAGTGACGATGAAGAAGAAATTTATTGCTGATAACAAATTTCTTTTGATGGCCGATAATATTGACGGCGCCAAAATTGCTGAGTTCATGGAAGCCCCTTATGGCATTGGCCGTAGATGGGGACGGTATGCTGATACAAAACCTGAATGGGATCCGGAGGGTCTGTGGTTACGAGTACAGGATAAGGGCTTGCCCGTTATTTATCATCCTGATACTACGTTTACTTTGACTGTTGCTTAGTTTGTAATTTAATCAAAAAAGGGTGTGGGATTGTCCCTGCACCCTTTTTTATTAGGAGAAAAAAATGCAAAAAGAAGAAATCAAACTTTTAGTAAATTTAAGAACCCCTGTAAAGATGTATAAGCAGAATACAGTATTTATTGTATCAGATGCCCCTGTGGACGTGCTGAATGAGTTTGAAGCTGCTCCCCATCTATTTACACCCGTTTTGGATTTAAGACGCCCTAATCTCGATTCTACTCTTGTAAACGACAAGCCCATTGAGGAAATGAATGTTCCAGAGTTGCGGAAATATATCAAAAATAATAACCTCCCTGTAAAACTTGCCAGAAAAGATGATTTAGAAAAGGTGATTTCTAAAATTCGGGAAATGGAAAAAGAGGCAGAGATTGAGGAATTGCGGAAAGAAACTGCTGCAGAGATAGAAGAGAAAGAGCCGGAAAAGAAAGAAAAGAAAACCCTAAAACGGAAAAAATAAAATGCTTGCTGATATTAACGCAGTTCAAGATATTGTCATTCCAACTATGGGCGGCTTGGTTGATGCTTTGCAGGGAACACCACAGATTGAACAGAGCATTAATCAAGCCCTTGCTGAATTAAATTGGGCGTTGCCGATGGATGATGTTCAAAAGGAATATTGGATTATTGAACGAAGTAAGAGATTTGTGCTGTATTCTTTATTATTTGAATCAGCAAAAAAGTTTCGGTTTAAACAGATATTTCTGCAGCAGCGATTTGATAATTATTTTCGTTTATTACAAAAAATGGATGATGATCTACTGGCAGCCATTGAAAATAATCCCGATTTATTTGATGTTGCTGGTTTTCCATCAGACAAGTTATTTTCTTATATTACCACTGGTTTTACTTACGATGGTTTAGGAAGAGACACAACGTATAAAGGATGGGAATAATGAGCATTGGCCCCGATATTAAAGAGGTATTTGAAGAATTGGGAACTGCAATTATAATCCATAAGCCAGATGGCACTATTGTGTCAAATGAGTTTATGGATTATGATGACACTTTCCATGATGCAAGCACAGAGCTACAACGGCAATTTGCATTAACAGGTTCACTGGCGTACGATTCTAAAATTATTATTGGGGATATAATCAAATTTGTAAACCATGAAGAGTTGTATATCACCATTGGAGTAAAGCCCTCTTATTTTGAAGATTTGTATGTGACAAAAGAAGTGTATTTATTGCGGTGCAATACTGTAGGAATGTTTTGTCGGAAAACAGAAATTAGAAATGAAAATCTGGAAGTGGTTACAGATTGGGTAGAATTATTTGAACATATTAACGCTGTGCAATTTGAGCGTGGAACCAATACAGAAGCAGAAGAATTTACAGATGTGATGGAGATTTCAATAGGAACACAGCTTTTATATGTATCCTCATTTGATATTCAAATAGGGGATAGATGGTATCCTAATGAATTGGACAGAGAAAAATATTTTAGAATTGATACCATACATACTCGTAGATTTTCCAATGGACAAGATGCTTGCTATTTGTGTTTTCTTGCTGATGATACAAGGGAATAAAAGTGACCTGGAAAGATGAAAAACAAGCACTAATTACACTGGACGGGAAACGTTTTGGTGAAGCTATGGGCGAATACCTGACTAAAGTCGCCCCTCTTTTTGCAGCAGCTAAGGGCGCCGCTTATCTTACGAATACAAAGGATGGGGGAAGATTAACAAGAGCCGCAATTTTAATTGCTGCTGCACAGGTAAAATTGGCTGTAACAAATCCTACAAAAGCTGGAATTGGGGCAGCGGAAGCCACATGGGTAAATTCACCAAAATGGGAGAAATTTAAAGCGGATGTGCAATTACACGGGGCATTTGCGGGTTCTGGTTCAAGGGGCGCGGCCCAAAAATGGAATATGCTGGGGAATGTTGGGAAATATGCTGGGGTAGCTTATGTTGGGAGACACGCAATAGCTTTAGGTATCCCAAAAAACATTAAAGTTCGACAAAGCCCTTTTGGCAGGTCTAAAAAAATGATAGCTGTGGCAAAGTATGCAAAATATTTAGAGTTTGGAACATCAAAGAAGCCAGATGCCATGCCTTTGTTTCGTTCAGTTATGCACGTTTTTATGAAAACAACTTATACGGAATTACAAAAGGCTCCCGAAAAAACGATGAAAAAAATTAAAAAATTACGGGCCAAAAGAAAGATTATGCAAGCAAAAGATGCAAAAGAATTAGAAGCAGATATGAAAAAATTGGAAACTGCTTTTAGCAATGAAGCCAAACAAATTGAAAAACAACTAACCTCTGGGGCATCTGAAGCGCATTTATTGGGGGATAGTGGGGCGGGGCTTACTGCTTCTTCAGATGTTCGTGGTCAGGCACAAATAAGCAATTTAACGGCATTGGATATCTCTGCAGAAAAAACAGCAAAAAAAGAAATGCACGATGTTCTAAGTGCGGCTAAATTAGATGCTGCAGCAAAAGCAGAAATTGAAAAATTATTAAATACTGGTAATTACACACGGATAGTGGAGCAGGGGGGCACCAAAACTGCACAGGTGTATGATGAAAATGATTTACAAGACCTTACGGGTGAGTTTGATTAAATTATGAATTATGAAATAAAACGAGGCATGAGCCTGATAGATGTTGAGATAACGGAGGTGCGCTGTTTGGTTGAATTTTCTTTAACAGATTTAACTAAATTAAGAGATGTATTAGATATGGTAACTATTGACTATGATGGTAAATGTGATAAAGATAGAGAGTTAGCTGAATTTTTAACAGGGGAATTTTACCCACAGTTAGATAAAATAATTAAACAGATACAAGGAACTGAATAGTGGATGCAACGGCAAAAGAAATAAACATAAAACGATCATTAAAAAAGTTTTTTCTTGAGGGGTTGATGTCCACCTCACCTATTCTTGCACCTGTGTATTTTGATTTTCTTTTTGATGTCCCGGAGGATATACATGGTACTAAAGTAGATAAATGGGTGGTTTTTGTATTGGGTGAGCTTCAATTTGAAACCCTTTCTACTTTAACAGGGTATCTTTATCTATTTACCAGAAAAGATAGAGAGGGGGACGAGATTACCCGCTTAACAGATACTGTCTATGAATTATTTGAAGATACACAGGCAAATACAGGGAGCTATGCAATACCCTTGTACGATACTGAGGTCACTCCTTGGGCAGAAATAGGCAAGCTGCAGGCTGCACAGATCATAGATGTGCATGGGGTTCAAAGTGGAAAAGATAAAACAAAATTTCGGACACTGAATGTTACGTTTCGATGGGGAGCCGCGGTTTAATGACACATAATATAAATTGTGAAAAATGCGGGAAAAAATTATTAGAACGCAAAAGCAATGGTGTTTGGAAATTACGATTTGGTAGACGTGGGGAAAAGTCAGAGCCAATAGTTGACCTTGAAATTGTGGGGTCACTAAAAATGAAGTGCCTGAGAAGAAGTTGTGGGCATGTAAACATTTTAAACTTTTTTCCAAGTCAGCAGTGCAATCCGATATCGGAAAGTAGGGACAAGGCTAAAATTATAACTAAAATAGATTTAAAGGAGACTTAACAATGGCGAGAACTGGACCGTTAACAAGAAATACCAGTGCTGTTGCTTTGGGGTTGGCACAGATTCGGATTGGTAATTCAGCAGATCATATTGCCAATGCCGCTGCTGCTTTGGCTGCAAGTGACTCTATTGGTGCTTTAGGGCAGACTGCATTTTCTGCTTCTATTGAGTTGTGGAAAATGCTATCCGGTTTCCCACAGTTAGAGGATTTGACTATCCCTACTTCGGAAACAAGTTCGATGGAGTGTACGTTTAAAGAATTGACTGCATACAACATGGCTTTGGCACGGGGACTTGACCCCAATGGCGCACATTCTGCCACGATTGATGAGGTGTCAATCGCTTCTTCTTTGGGAACCACCACGGGAACCCTGGCTGTGACAGATACAGATGGGCCTGTAACTGATACTTTCAGAGTGTTTTTTACTGGCAGCTCTGCTGGTTCTATTTATGGAGATGCCACAGGTCAGGTTACCGATTTTGCAAGTCTGTCTTCTATAATTGCTCCTGAAAATCCCACTTCCTCCAACTCCCCTGAAAGTCCGTTTTTCAGTATTCCTGCAAACTTCTTTTCGGGAACTTGGGCAAGTGGTGATGTTTATGTATTTCAGACCACAGCATACGATGATGGAACTGCATTTGGCATCCATAGTGGTGAAATCCTACTTGGTGCTATTAAGGCTCCTGAGTTTGTTCGTATGGAGGCTGTATACACCTTTCCAAACGCAGAGAACACCATGACTATCATCTATCCTCGGTGTAATGTAACTTCTAATATGGAAGTTGATTTGCAGGTAGAGGATGCGGCAGCCCCTGGCATTACGTTTGAAGCTAAACGTGCCGATCAAGATGTATCTGGTGGTAACTCCGTATGGAATGCTGCTCCTTTGGGGAAAATTGTATTTGGATAATTAACAGCACAAAAAAAATAATTTGGTCGGCCTGTGTCTTATCGCAACCTCCCCCATTGCTCCGCATGGGTCGGCCATTTTTTAATCCTACTAAGGAAAGGAATTTTAAAATGAATGAAAAACTAAAAATGAATCCGAAAATTCGGAAAGTAGAAGTTGGTGTTAGAACTCTTCAAACTGTCAAAATCTACCCCCTGTCTTTTCGTGACCAAGAGGAACTTACCACAATTATTTTTGATGTATTAGCGGAAATTTTTAAAGAGGAAGAAGCCGTTTCTTCTGAGAGTCTTGAACAAGCCGATACCCCTGTTTCAAATATGGAATTGATTAAAAGAGTCCTCAAAGCGATTACAGAGAACATGGCAACGATTTTGGAATACGTGACTGATCCAGATATTAAAATTGATGGAAAAGATATTATTGGCGTTCTTTCTAATGATCAGATGTTTGAAATTGCAGATATTATTTTTGAAGTGAATTATGCAGATTTCTTAAAAAACTTCAAAGCCCTCGCCACGAAGGCGGGGGAGATTTGGAAACCGAAAGTATCAGCACAGAAAGAATAATTGCGGAACTTTGTAGAGGGTTTCCTGGTTACAGGATAGAGCATTTTTATCACAAAAGTTTTCGTGAGGGTGGTGTCACCTATGGACAAATAGGTGAGCTATATAAACAACTCTTGGAAATAAAATGGGATGAATTGCGACAACAGGCTGCTTTGCAAGGGGTTGATTTAGATAAAGAAGTAGAAAAAGGAGGTACTGGTTCAGATGTTCCCGCACCAAAAGGACAACCAGTATCTCCTTCTATTGGTTTATTTAAAGACCCCAAAGAATATGATGGTATGAGTGCTGAAGAACGGGAAACAGAAACAAAAAAGATGATGGCCACGTATAGGCAATGGGCTGGTGATTTGGGAGCCAAAGATAGTAATGGAAATAAAAGCAGCAGTTGGGTATAAGGAGTTTCTATTATGTCAACAGAAATACAATTAAAATTAGCGGCGGTATCAGTCCAAAGCTTTAAAAACAGCACTACTGCAATCCAAGAGAATTTAAAGCAAATACGCCTTTGGATAGCTGCAGCACAAAAAGCAGGGAAAGCCACATTAGTAAGTGACCTGCAAAAAATGGCCAGTGCGCTTGAAATTACCAAAAACAAAACTGCTGATTTAACAAAAGAAATTGGCGGTTTAGGAAAAGCCACTGTAGAGATAAACAAAACAGAACATCTTTTACAGGAAGCATTAGGAAAAACAAAATCAGAGTACGCTGCTGTAAATGAAAAAGCAGCAATATTTTATGGGCAGCTTAAAAAAGGAACAATAGACCAAGAAACTGCTAAAAAAGCTGTTTCACAATTTCAAACGGCAATGCAGAATCTCAATGCCGATATAATTGCCGCAACTAAAGGCGGTTCTGCACTAAATAAAAATATTAAATATGAAACAATCCTTGAATTACAAAGGGCTGGTGCGTTAAAAGTCACCAATTCAGCAATAACTAATATGAACGAAATGGCCCAAAAACGAATGGGCCTTTCTAAAAAACAGATTGAGGCTGTTCGTCAGCAACGTAGTGAGTATTCTCTTTATGAGAAGGCTTTAAATACAGCAACAATAAAAACAGAAGCTTTTGGGCAAGGTGTTATTGCATTAGGTAAAAAATTTGGAACCACAGACAAAGCATTCCTAACTGCCGATAAAAGCATTAGGCAAGTTGAGGCTTCCCTTGAGGGGTTGCGAGCAAAACAATTAGCATCTGGTAAAAATGTTGGGTGGATTCAGAACCTTGATAGATACAAACTTACTTTGGCTGCACTTAATGGTACAATCAAAATAACTAAAAACGGTATTGAGGCATTAACAGATAAAGGGCTTCGGGCATTAGGGCAAAAATCTGTAGGGGCCGCCAGAGAGAACGGTGTGTTGGTGGCTTCATTTGATAAACTTAGCACACGTACTGCTGCTTTAAAGCAGAAATACCCTGAATTAATAAATGCACAAAATAAATTTGGTAGAAATTCTGAAAAGATTATTGATTTATTTTCCCGAACTAAAATTTCTTATGAACAAGCTGGGAATGCCTTAAAAAAACAGAAACAGGGGTTTGCTGAATATAATAAAAAATCTGAATCATTAAAGACTGCAGAAAATGCTGCATTTAAATTGCAACAACAATTTCAGGCTTTAAGAAATGGGGAACATGCGTATACAACCAGCACTCGTTGGTTGATTAAAGAAGTTGCTAACCAGAATGCCTCATTCACAGATGCACAGGCCGTATTGCGAACACATTTAGTTTTGTTGCGGGAAGAACAAAAGGCACAGAGGCAAAGTGCCAAAGAAAAAGAAAATACCAGAAAAGGTGTATTACAGCTTCGTACAGCATACCAAGAATTACTTAAAGATAAAGGAAGTCTTAGAGACGCAGTAAATGAAGAAATTAGAAAATTTGCATTAGAGGGCAAATCTATTGATAAAGTTAAACGCAAACTGACTTTATTACAAAACGTACAAAAGCAAGAACGGGTTGAACTTGAAGCACAAAAGGCCTCCATTCAAGCACAAATTGATTCTATATATAAACTTAAAAATAAATACACAATATTAATAAATACAGAGAATAAATATAAATCCACTGCTGAGGCACTTATTCTATTATTAGAAAAAGAAGCCGGGGCACAAAAGGCAGTTGAAATTTCTTTAGCTCGATTAGATGCCCGAAGAAAATCATCTGATACGGAAGAAAAAAAATCTGCAGAAAAAAAGAAAAATATCAGTGCTGCTATTTTGCGGTTAAATAATGATTACGCTCTTTTATTAAAAACAGAAAACAAATATACACAAAAAACAAAAGCGTTGATTAATGCCGTAAAAGAACAAGGGGCGAGCATCCAGCGAGTTGAGCCTATTTTACGAAGATGGAAAAATGAGGTAAAAAATTCTAATAGAGAAGTTACAGGATTTAGGGGGGCTTTAAATGCCCTTACTCGTAGTTTTAAAACGTATTCAAGGTACATGCTTGCTTCTGGGCTACTTAGAAAAACAGTAGATACTTTTAGACAAGCAAAAGAGGGAGTTATTGCGTATGACCAGGTTTTGCATGATTTAACTGCTATTTTAAATGCAACAACCACAGAAGTTTCCTTGATGGGAAAAGCACTCATTTCAACTACTATGAGAACAAAATTCTCCATTGAAGAAACTGGTACCGCAATGCGGTTGATGGGCCAGTCTGGTTTTACTGCTATGGAAGCCGTACAAGGTATTGATGACGTGGCTAACTTGGCAACTGGAACATTAGAGGGATTAGATAGTACGGTTAAATTGATTACTGCCACAATTAGGGTGTTTCAGTTGGATATGGATGAAACCAGCAAAGTCGTAGATATATTTGCAAATGCTGTCAATAATTCACGTTTGACGATTGACCGTATCAATACATCTATGAACTATATTGGCCCGATTGCTAAAGCGGCGAAACTTTCTTTAAAGGATACGTCAGCAGCATTGATGTTGCTTGCCAATGCGGGTGTCAGGGCTTCCACATCAGCAACAGGCTTGCGCCGCATGATTGGTATGTTAGTCAACCCTACAAAAGCATTTAAGGCCGCCATAATTGGAGCAGGGTACACATTAGATGAATTTAATCCAGAACTTGTTTCCTTTACAAGTATTATAGAAAAATTACCTCATGTAGTTGATGGGGCGGGCGATGCCATTGAAATGTTTGGGCTTCGTGGTTCTGCTGTGGTGTCTGCAATCGCAGAAATGGGTTCAGATGAGTTTACCCGGCTATATTCCACACTTGATGAAACAGGCACAGCATCCAGAATGGCGGCGGAACAGATGAAGGGAATGGGAATCATCATTAAAAATATTGCTGATAGATTTCAAGTATTGGCAAAAGTAGTAGGAGAGGGCAGTGGTATTACAGCATTGATGCGGGGAGTATTACAAGTATTTAAGCAATTTTTAGGTGTTTTGGTATATTTAGCAGGAACGCCTATGGGCAAATTTGTTTTAATGATGTCTGCAGTATCAGCGGGGATTACTGCCATTACAGTGGGATTGATGGCTTGGAAAGCCCTCGGCATGGGTTCGGTGATTGCTAAAATAACAGCCGCCCTTACTTTTCAGAATGTTACAATGATAAGCACAGTCAGCATCATGGCAGCATTAGAAACCACAATGCTTGGTTTAACAACAGCAGCAGCGGCAACGGCAGGGGCATTTATGAATTTATCACTGGCACTTATTGGGTTACTGAGCAACCCAATAATTTTAGGATTAGCTGCAGTAGCAGCAGGGGTGTGGTATATTCATCGTGCAGCAACTTCTACAAAAAAGGAAATGAACGAGTTAGCAGAGAATACAAAAATATTTGTGACTGAAATTTCAAATGCTTCTGATAAAATAAATAGTCATAATAAAACCGTAAAAGAGTATGGTAAATATTCTGATAATGCAAAAAAATCTGCATTAGGCTTACGAGAAGCCATCCTTAAATTAAGAGATGAAGAAGTTTTATCTGAAAAAGAAGCCCAAAGTTACATAACAATGATTGATAAAAAGACTGGGGCATTTATCAATCAAGAAGAAACATTAGATAGATTAAGCAAAAAACTTGATGAAGTTTATAATAAGCGGGTACGAAAAGTAGTTAATGAGATACAAAAGATTAGTTGGGTAAATTCAATTCGTGGCATGCAATCGTATAGTAATGCAGCACAAATACTAATCGCACAAATACAAAATTGGCAAGAAAGTGACTTAGCCACTGAAAAACGATTAGTTTTTTGGTCTGAAAAAGGAGTAGAAAAATACAATAAACGTAAACATGCTGTACAAAAGTACCACGAACAAATGCGTAATTTGCCGCCCATATTACAAGAGTCTGCTGCCGCCTATTTGGAATTAGAGTTAGCCGCAAATTCTTCATCTGATACACAGGGGTTATATAGCAAAAAATTTGAGATATTAAAAGATTTAACTAAACGGCAGACACAGTCTATTTTATCAACAGTAAAAGTGTATAAATTAACAGGGGAACAAATACATAAATTAGTAGAAGAAAGATATGGAACGGAAAATGAATTAGCTAAAGCAGCCATTACTATACAAGTGGCACGAGCAGCAGAATCTGCCAAAAAGCAACGCACTATCTATTCGGATTTAATGGAGTCCTTTTCTGAAGACCAGCGCAAATTTGCAAAAGGGGAATCTTCTTTTGATGTATTGTTATCACAATACAATGAAGTGGTAAAAAAGATTGAAGAAAAACACAAAGATTTGATTGATACTTTATTATCTATAAAACCTTCAAAAATTAAAGGGTACAAAAAACAAATAGATACGATAGCAGGTTTTAGTGATGGATTGTGGTTCCAAGATGCGGGGATTGGGGAGGTGCTGCAAAAGGAAGAAAATGATACTCTTCTTGCTCCGATAAGTGAAGCAGTGAAATCACAAAGTGCAAAACTGGAGGATGCTTTAGAAACAGCGTCTTCCAGAGCAAAAGAGGCCTGGATACATGGATGGGCAAATGGGGCAGATGGGAAGCCCTCAATGTCGGAACAGTTAAAAGCAGAATTAGTCGATATTGATACTGGTGCTGCGAAGGCGGTGCGTGATTTAACGAAAAAATTTGATACAGGAAAAGGGAACTCTGTAGTACAAGGATATAAAATATCTTCTATTTTTGATATAGAAAAAATAGAAATTGAAATAGCGGCTGCTGAACAAAAGGTAGCCGCATTTAGTAAAATTATAAAAGAGGCCGGTTCACCTGGGATAGACATCACTTCTGAAAATAATAAGGAGATAAGAAAACTTGTAAAACAAAAAGTAGAACAAGAACAAAAAATATTAGATAATAGAGTTTCTTTAATAAAATTAGGGCTTGCAAAAGTTGAAGAGCTGTACGTGGCTGACGCAGACAAGCACCAGCGTATGGTAGAAAAACAAATACGAACACAGGGTGGAACACAAAAACAGCGAATACTGTTACAAATACAAGCTGAAGAAGAGAACCGTAAAATACTCCAAAATTCTATAAACACAGCAAACAAACTTGAAGCAGACCATACAAAATTTATCCGTTCTCAAAATGATAAAATTCAGGAATCTAATAAGAAAACACAAAATTTAAAAATAACTTTAGTAGAAAAGGCACTTGCAAAAGAAGAGGCTGCACTAAAAACAACAAAATCCTTGGTAGATGCAATAAATAAAGAATTAGATTATGAAAATAGATATTCAGAGGGTGCTTCGGCAGCAATGCAGCGTAGGTTTGATGCAGAAGAATCCTCTCGAACTGCACATATTAAAGCACTTAATGATGCAAATACGGAATGGAGAAAATTAATAGCAGAAGAAAATAAAAAAGGTGCAGATCGTGATGTTTCTTATATTGGGGAACTAACTAAAAAAATTAAATTGTCTCAAAAGGAGATCAACACACTTATAATTTTGCTTAGGGAATTTAAAGCAGAAGAAGCAGAGAAAATTAAAAATCAGGGAATAATAGATGGAAGCGATGACATTAAACAAGTAGTACTTGGCATAGATACGGCAATCCATAGTTTTAAATCTATGGGAGAAATAATTACTGAAGGGTGGAAAAGAACCATCAATACAATGAGTTCTGCCACATCTCAATTTTTCCAGGACATTGTTTTAAAAACAAAACACACAGAAGACGCATTTAAGAGTTTAGCAAAGAGTGTGGGACAGTCTATGCTGCAAATGGGAACTGACATGGCCGCCCAACAAGCAATGAATTGGCTGTGGGGAGCAGATTCAGGAAATACCGGAGACAACACAGGTGCAATTAAAGGGGCATGGGGGTTTGTAAAAGACCTATTTGTAAATAAACAACACACAGGTGGGCTGGTTGGGGCATCTGGAGGAATGCAAACACCCGTTTCCCCCTTTGCTTTTGTCAACGCCCCCCGTTTGCATAATGGATTACGAGCAGATGAATTTCCCGCTATTTTGCAAAAGGGGGAAGAGGTTATATCCAAAAGAGATGTGCAAAATAGAAAAGACAAAGGAGTGAGTGATATACATATTTCTTTGATTAATGAAAGTGGTGAAAAATTAGTTGCTACCAAAAAAGAACCTGTATTTGATAAGGATAAAATGATATTAAATGTAGTGTTAAGTGCGGTGGGTAATAACAAATCAGGATTTGGAAAAAATATGTCAAATGCTTTATCGAGGTATTAAGTTATGTTTCCAGGTATTACAATTAAAAAACCAATAGATTTTAGTGAAACACTGACACAAGATATTTACAGTACTCCCTTTGAAGGAGGGTACGTTGAAACCCGCCCTAAAAATTCCAGAGCCCGTGAGCAGTTTTCTTTGGCTTGGACAGGCGGTTACTCTTTGTCGTTACAGGAACGAAATGATTTAAAACAGTTTTTCAAAGAACATCAAGGGGAGTCATTTATATTTACAGACCCTTGGACAGATGAAGAGTATGAAGTTGTTTTTAAATCTAAAGCACTTCAATTTGGGACAGAGATTCCCGGCAGATATTATAATTGTTCTTTAGAGTTGGAGGAAGTATAGATGCCCTTGCCTATTTCATCAGAAGCCATTAAAGCCAAGAATGACTTACATTCGCATACAATATGGCATACATTAGCAAAGTTTAAGTATAAAGAAGAACCTGAAATTCTTATTTGTTTAAATAATGAGGAAATTGTTTGGGATGGAAAAACATGGATTCCAATGGCATTTCAGATAGGGGAATACGAAGAAAATAAAGAAGCTGAAATTCCAACAATGAAATTTGAAGTTTATGACCCAAGTCGCACAATTTTCCCTATTGTAGACAAGTACAAGGGCTGTGTTGGCGCCACAACAACAATCTATATCGTACACTCAGAAAATTTAGGAACGGATATTAGCGAATTCTGTTTAGAATTACAAGTTGTCGATTCTTCTGTATTAAATAACTATGTAATTTCATTTAATCTCGGTGCTTCCAATTTAATGAATTATCGGTTGCCCAATGATGTTTACACACGAAATTTTTGTAGATTTGCTTTTAAGGACGATAATTGCCAATATAGCGGTACAGAAATTTCCTGCAATGGAACGGTTGCTCGATGTAGAGAATTAGAGAACGCTCTCAGATTTGGGGGGTTCCCAGGCATACCACATGGGGCTGTTTATGTTTAGTGACTTATTAGGACTTCCTTATGAAAGTGGGGCCAACGGCCCCGATAAATATGATTGTTGGTACCTTTGTGTTGAGGTGTGCAAAAGAATGGGGATTAATCTCCCTGAAGTAAATATTTCCTACACCAGCATACTTACAATTTCTCGTACAATTAAAAATGAAACGGAAAATACAAATACTTGGGAAAAAATAAAAATTCCAGAACAAGGGTGTGTTGTGGCAATGACACACCATGTGGGTACCGTGCTTAGTAGAACCGCATTTATTCATGTAAGAAAAGATATACCAGTGTGCATAGAGAAATTAAATTCACCAGTTTGGAAATCTAAAATTAAGGGGTTTTATAAATATGTCGGTTAAATTAACGATATTGCATGACCCATTTGATGAGTCACAGAAAACTGTTTACGAAGAAGAATATGTTAATGGCAAAACACTCATAGGGTATATTGGAGATAAGCAGTTATTACGAGAAGGGGAAGCGGTTGCATTTGCCGTAAATGGGGAGATTGTTGTACCAGAATATGTTTGTGAAGATGGCGCACATATTGTAGCCACAGTTAAAATTGGAGTTACAGCAGGGGCCTCTGCTTTTGCAACTTGGTTATTTGCTTCTGGCGCCCCTGTGGCAGCTACTGCAACTACTGCTGCAGTATCAGCTTCATTTGCTTGGACAGCGGCATATAGTGTAGCTCAATTTGCACTTACTATGGCATTTAATTATGCCGTTGGGTATTTAATGCAAGAATACTTAACGGATGACCCAGTACAAAATCCAACAGCTTCACAAACACATGGTTGGGGTGCATTACAGCAAGTCAATACTCCGGGCTACCCGATACCTATCTTGTTTGGGACACATAAAATGGCTGGGTGTGTGATTGCACAAAGTAATGAGTATTTGGGAAACAATAAAGAGTACTTAAATGTCTTATTGGGGCTTTGTGAAGGGCCGATTGACACAATCACAAATATACAATTAAATGACCAACCAATTTCATATTTTGGTGATTGCGATACTTATATTAGATTAGGAACAAAAACAGATGCCGTTATTCCTGAATTTAGTGAAATAGCAACACAAGTATCTTTTAGTAAAAAATTAAAGCAGAATCCTACATTATCAATCGGGCCGCCTGTGTGGCCGCAGACTTGGGACGATATAGATGATATAATTGAAGCTGACCCATTTCCTTATGCAACTTCTGTGACTGTGCAGACAAATGGAAATGCCGTAACTAAAATAAAAATAGATGTGGTTGCGTCAAAAGGATTGTATGGGATACGACAATCAAGTCATGTCGGTAGGTTATATGCTATAAATGCTAAATTTATGGTACAATACCGTATCGTTGGTGATACAAATTGGGTAAATACTGGAATACATATAATAACTGGAGATGCGGGTTCCCCAGCAACCGCTGCCAGAAAACAAGTCATATTATCTGACTTGCCCCCAGCTCAATATGAAATATTAGTAATTAAAATTTATAACCGCCACCCATATTCACAAAATGAACTTTGGTGGCAGGGAATCTCTGAAATTTTTGAAGAGGAGTTTATATACCCTTCTTTAGCTAAATATGGAATTAAGGCATTAGCCACTGACCAGTTATCAGGGAATATGCCTCGAATAACTTGTATTGCTACAAAAAACACAGTGCAGATTTATGATATTTATGGGGAAGCCTGGGTAGCTAAATCTGCAAGAAACCCAGCTTGGGCCACTTATGCCTTACTTAATACGTATGGGCCGATTGAAAAAGAATACATTGATTACGATGCTTTTTTAGAATGGGCTGAATATTGTGATGAAATTATAGATGATCAAAAAAGACACGAAATAAATCTTGTTATTGATACAGTAGATACCATTTGGATGACTGTGCAAAAGGTAGCTAAATTAGGCAGGGGAGTTATTGTTAGACAGGGCATGGTATATAAACCACTTGTATCAAGTTTGGTGGTTAATGTTTCTCATTTATTTACAATGGGGAATATTATTAAAGATTCCTTTTCAATGCAATATATGGGAACTGCTGATAGAAGTAATGCTATCGAGGTTTCCTATAATGATGAAACAATGGATTATACAAGGCAATCCATAATTGTATTTTCAAAAGACGCCACAGAAGAGGATTTTGCTAAAAAAGCATCTATTGATCTTACTGGAATAACAGACAGAACCAGGATTATTCGGGAATGTAATTTTAGAATCAATCAAAATAAATGGCTGGTACGGACAGTTACTTTTGAGGCTGCAATAGATAGTTTTGCTTGTACTATTGGAGATTTATTTTATTTCCAACATGAAATTCCTGATTATGAAACTGGCAAATCAGGGAGGATTCTCAGCTCAACTAATGCAGGGGCGCATGGATTTGTTGTCCTTGATAAAGAGGTCACGTTAGAAGTTGGTACAGGGTACGCCATATTGGTAAGAATGCCAGATACAGATGAACTTATTGAAAAAGAAGTTGCATCCACATCTTATGAACTCACCACAAGCACACTAACTTTAACTTCTCGATGGGATGTTGAACCTGCAAAAGAGGCTATTTATGTTTTTGGAAAAGTGCTTACATATAAGAAAAAATATAGATTAGTAAACAGTTCCAGAAATTCAAATTTAACAAAAGTAATTACTGGGGTAGAATATATTGAAGATGTTTATGATGATGCCGCAGGAATACATGAATTGGAAGAGTGGAGTCCCGCATATCAGGAAGCCACTTCTGTAACCGCATACGAAATACTTTCTTATAATGCCGATAATGGGTACTATTCACAGATACATCTTTCTTGGTTCCCAACAGTAACAGCACAAACAAATTGGGTGATTTGGATTCAATCAACAGAAAGTAATACTACCCCAGTTGTGGTTGGGACAACCACAGATTTGCATTTTATTATTGGAACTGATTTTTTTACCATAGGCCAAGAGTACAAAATTTTTGTGGTATCAGAGGGACAAGGGGCTGTAGAACTCACAGATAATACATATACAATTACACCATTGGGTAAAGAAGCCCCCCCTTCTGATGTCACATTATTTTCAGCAGAGTTTGATGCGATTACCCGAAGAGTAAACTTTACATGGGCAAACATAGATGACATGGATTTGGCTTATTATGAAATTAGAATGAATGGCACTGATTGGGATAGTGCTACTGTAATAGTAACACAAATACTGCCTAATCACGCCTCATACTTTCTTGAAGAAGACCTAACTGCCCCTGATATTAGATTTTGGATTAAAGCTGTAGATACAACAGGAAATTGGTCAGAACACGCCATTTATACAGAGATAGATATTGATACAACTAATAATGGGATACAAGTTCCCACTGGATTAAGATTAATATCTGACAGCACACTTACATCTGATGGGCAGGATGTGGCGTTGTTGCTTGCTACATGGGATAGAAATGCAGAAGTTGACCCCAACTTTCACCATTACGAATTACAACGAAAAGATGTTAGTATAGGAAAAGTAGCCGCATTCAATACCACAGAAAATAGTTATCAATGGGAGGTTCGCCCAAATACAGAATATGCGGTTAGGGTTAATGCTGTAGCAATGGGGTTTGGACAGCTAAGAACGGATTTTGGAGCCTGGGTTACTATTGTTACTGCTAAAGATACTAATCCCCCCGCAGTGCCAACAAATCTATCTGCAGTATCTTTTTTTAATTCTATCAGAATGTCCTGGAACCACAGCAATGAATTAGATTTGTCACATTTTAAATTATATAGAAATACAGAAGATAATTTTGGTACGGCTGGGGTTGTTGGAAACCCAGTATCAGATTTTAACCAAAATTTCAGTATGGTGGTGGACACCCCTGAAGATTATCAAAAGTATTATTATTGGGTAACAGCAGTTGATAATTCTGGAAATGAGAGTGCAGCAACAGAATCCACTTTTGGGCAAAAATTACAAGCGGATACTGTTAATATTACTGAAAATGCCATTACTGCTCCTTTAATTCAAGCAGCGGCTATTGTTGCAGATAAAATTGCTGTTAATGCCGTTGATGCAACAAAGATAAATGTTGGGGAGCTATCTGCAATTTCAGCGAATATGGGAACTATAACTGCAGGAATACTTCAATCTGAGAATTGGGGTGTTGCCAGTGGAACTAAATTTAGTTTAAATGACGAGATATTTATTTTAGGTGGTTCTGATAACCCGGCATTAAGTTGGGATGGGAACACGTTAAAAGTTAGGGGGATTATTGAAGTAGAGGGAGGTGCTGCTGGGAGTATCACTTATTCAGATATTATTGGACAAAAGCCCCCTGTGGATGCAGATCATACGGCTTCTAATACAGCCCACAATACACTATATGTAAATGGGACACCAGCATATTGTGTGGATAATTGGGCTTGGCCATATAATAAAACTGAAATAAATGGGGGTGTTATTGCAACAGATACTGTTTATGCACGTTCTATTGTAGCTGGGGGAATAACTGCTGAGAAAATTGCTGCAAATGCCATAACTGCTGAGAAAATTCAGGTTGAAACGATTACTGCTGATAGAATTTATGCAAATGCCTATTTGGGTGCGGGCAGATTAGATATTGCACAAGTGGGATTTTTAGGGTTTGAACGGGAATTTACTTATGTAACGCATAATAATACTTTCACAAGCCCAGCAATGACATTTACAATTTCTCATAATTTAGGACGCCTCCCACAAATAACAACTGGGAATATGATGGCGCAAAGGAGGGACGGATATTGGTATCCATTGTTACCTTGGGATTATATAAAAAGAGGTGAGCTTGAACACATGTACTATGATTTTTCTCCTAACAGTGTTAAAGTGCGCTTTTTTGAGATTACTTCCCTTACAGGCGTCCCCAATGCTGGAAATAATGGAAACAGATACAATATTAGTTTTCAGTATATAATTATGTAAAGGAAAAAGAATGAAATTATTAATTGAGTATACAGAAATAGGAGAGATAGTGCATGTCATTCAACTGCATCAAGGAATCCATAAACACAGGGAAAACTCTACTGTATTTGAAGTGGCTTCATTTTCAAATCATCCAGTCCCCAGTACTTCATTTTATCATTTTAAGAAGCAAAGGATTGTGCAAAAACCAAGTGTTTCTAATATCCAATTAGCAAATGGGGATATAAGAATACCATTATTACCAACTCCAAAAATTCCAATAAATACAAAGTTTGAATTTATTGGACTGCCCACCACGAATGAAAATGGATTTGAATGTGAGATTGAAATACATTGTTTCCCAAAAATACCAGATGAAGAAATGGGGGCGCTTGTTTCTAATAAAACAATCACTTTACAAAATGAAGGTGTTTATGTTATTTATCTTTCAGGGCCATTATTTTTAGAAACATTTTATGAAATAAAAGGGGTGCAATAATGTCTTTGACTTCTGATCAAACATTGCAATTAATTGGTGAACAAACATTTAGGATTCGGGAATTGGAATTGATGAATCAGCAAATCACACAACAATTAAAACAAATGGAGGAAAACAATGCCAGAGAAAATGCAGTTACAAGTGAAAGTAACACAGAGATTAAAGAAGTATAACAAAGGGACTGATACCACAGGTATTCCTGATAATGTCAGTGAGAAAGAATTTATTGTTACTGGAGATGAAGCCAGGCAGATACTTCAGGCTGCTGGCCAAACCGATGTACTTAATAGCATAACTTAGGAGGGAAAGATGGCTTTAACAGAAGCAGGCAGGGATTTTATTGCGGGGGCACTAATTGGAACAGCTACGCCATTATTTGATAACACAAATGCGTTTATTGGTGTTGGAGATGATAACGGTGCTTATGTGGCCACACAGACACAACTTGAAGCAGAGCGTAATGCAACTTCAAGTCTCAGAAAAGCAATGGACGGTTCTTACCCTATTCAAGACCCTGAAGCTGATAGCAGCAATAATAAAATCAGGTTCCGTGCCACCTTTGGCAGTGCAGATGCTAATTTCCATTGGGAAGAGTGGGGCATTTTTAATCATGGTGTTACTGGTTCTATGCTAAATAGAATCGTTGATGACCAAGGCACTAAAGCGTCTGGGGCTACTTGGATTTTTGAGGTTGATCTGGAAATTCAGATAGGAAGTTAATAATTTGACTATCTATCAAAATACACGGGATAGTGCGTTTTATTCTTCTGCTGACTGTGCTTACGCTGATGTGGGCACAGTCGGAGAAGACTCTGTTATTTTAACCTCAGCAGAAAATGGGCACAGTGGATTACATTTAGGTACGGATAGTCTTGACCTTTACCTTACCCCATCACATTTTCATACTCTTAGTGGGTTTCATGTTATTGTTGTGGCTTCAGATATTTTAAAGATAAAAACCACTGGAACAACATTTTATCTTGGGGATACTGTAACTGTAACTGGTTCTGATTCTTTGCTTGTTGCAGTATCTAAAGTTAAAACTGCTAAAATTAAACATAAAGAGGATAATTTAAAGCTAAAGACACAAATATCTGACACACGGCTACGCCTCATCACTTCTGAAAGCATTAAATTAAAAATAGGTAGTACGAGTCGGGTTATTTTAAAAAGACAAGATATAATAGGTTTAAGTGATTTAGAAGAGTCTGAACAACGGTACAGGATTTTTGATAGTTTACAATTAAAAACAACTGCTGAAAGTACTTTATATCCCAGAACTATTGATGCACTAAAAGTTTTATTTTCTGAATATTCTACTGTGCTTATCCCTGTTTCGGATTCAATGGTAATAGGCAGTATAATTGAAGAAACAGAACAAGAACAAACTTTAGTGGCAGATGAGCAGTTATTAATAAAAATAAATGAATTTTCTGGTTTGGTTAAACAATCATCTGATGTTTTAAAACCCATGCTATCAGAAGAAGGAAGAAAAGTTAAGGTATCCTCAGATATTTTGTATGTCTGTTTTGAAAAAATAAGTGGTGAGATTCTCAGAGTGTACTCCCCATCACATATTATTTCACAAAGAATAACCAGTGCATTTTATACAAGAGGGGAAATATGAGCAAAAAATTATATTGGGCGGACAGCTTAACTGGTGGGGGCGCCGGTGCTTTAGATTCTATTAATGCAGATAATGTATTAGATGGGGATTTATGCCAGGTATTTATGGAAGCAGAAGAACAATTATCTGTGTATGAATTGGACGCCTCTACTTCCCCTCCTTTAGTTGATAACCCCCCAGATGTCATTACCCCTGATTCTGAATTAGCAAAATCACCAGAGGGAGAAAAACGATGGGTTTTAAAATACAACATTTCAGCTTCAGCTTCTTCAAATTATAATGTAACTGCCAAAGTAGAGGCGGGCAATATAGCAGTAGGGAGAACCATCACTGGAACGTCATTACAGAATTTTGCAGATGAGTTACTTTTAAATCTCACATTGTCCCTTACGGCATCAGTTGCTGGTGGGGTTAGAGAGTTTGGGAATGACATAACAGGGGTTGATTTAAATGCCACTCCTAATAAAGGAAAAGAGGAAATCACATCTCTTACTATTTCTACAACCAGAGATGGCACAGTTGCCACACAATCTCCTATAATTCCGGCAGGAGCAGCATTGATATATAATACACTTTGTGCAGATTATGGAAATATTACTAATGATATGACCATTACTGCACAAGTTACAGATGGTGTATTTACTATTACCGAAACCACAGTATACGATTTTGTGTTCCCATTTTATGCGGGTTGGACAGACGATCCCAGTGATATCTTTACAGGAATAACCAGAACCCAGCTTTTAGCCTTAGATGATATTTCAGTATTAGTTAAAGTCAAATCCACAACAAATGAAAGCTGCAGCCCAGTAAACGGGAGATTTGTATTGGGGTATCCTGCAAGTTATGGGAATCTGTCTTCTATTATTGATAAAAATGGGTTTGAAACAATATCTGATTATACTATTTATACTTATAATGTGGTTGGTTTAGATGGAACCACACAAAGTTATAAATTTTATATTTCAAGTGGGGACACCACACAAACTAATTTTACTAATAGTTTTAGATTTTAGGAGTACACTATGACCGTAATAAATGGTATTCAATTATCCTCTACTTTTTCTGTCAATTCAGCTAAACCCGCTGATGGAAAAATGATGTTATCCACAACTGGCCGATTGGCTCTTACTAAAGTACAGAGATATGCAGGAATGATTTGCTATGACACCACACTTAATCAATGGAAGGAATTAATAGTCAACCCAAGTGGTGACACTACAACGGAAAGTGACTGGAAAGATTTTGGAACAGCATTAGCGGGTATTTCTATCCAAGCTATTCAAACAGACAACACCACCGACCCAGGCGCCGCCCCCACAGAGGGGGATAAGTATTTAATTACTGATTCCTCAAATCTACACGCTCATTTTGGAACCATAACTGGTTTAGGTAATGGGGATATAATTAATTACAGAGGGAGCTCTTTTGAAATTATTTTTGATGCCTCAGAAGATGACCCCTCCTTGGAAATTTTAAATTTAGATTCTGGAGCAAGATTATTTTATGATGGTACTGATTGGACAGCATCAGATTCAGCTTATACATACACGAATACAGTATTGGTTGACCCGGTAGGAACTCCCGCAACTGGAAAAGTGTATACAAATGTAGCAGATGCCATTTCCTATATTCAAACACAATCACCAACTGTTAATTCAGCATGGGTTATTGATTGTGCAGCAGGGGAAATTGCAGGTGATTTCACAGTTCCTGATTATATTACTGTTCGGGGGCATAACGGAAGTATTCTAACAGGACAAGTAGAAATTGACCAAACAGACAGTGGGAATATATTTGTCCCTGTAAATAACTTCCCTGCAATTATGGAATGTACGATTGAAGATTTCTATTTTAATACGTATGGAGCAAATAATAATTATTGGATACAAAACTGTATTATTACTGGTGCCACCACAAATACAAGTTTATCAAATGAGCTGATTCCAAAATTCACAGAATGTTCTTTTAGTGGTAGTATCAGTATCACAAATATAGAGTTGTTGCAGTTTTCTGAATGCACTATTTCTAATGGAACTTATGCCGTAGCTTCAAGCTCTTCTGACGGTATTTATATCAGTAAAAGCACTGTGCTTGGTGGGACTTTTGATGGTGTAAATACCATAAACCAAAAAAGTTGGGTGTTGCCATGGACTTCTGCTATTTCTTTTTCACAAATAAGTGATTCTCACGATTCTATTTATTATGCGGTAAATATGGAGGACGTAACATGGTACCCAACTTTTGTTTACGCCACAGATGTAAAAGGAAGTTTGTCCATTAAAAACTGTGAACTAAAAACTATTGGAGGTTCCTTAGAGATAAGTGTTTTAAATAAAACCGTTCACCATGATGGAGGCAGCACTTTAGTCTCTGACTTTGAAATGGAAATTAAAAATTCTACCTTTTCTGAAAGTGCCCAGTATTCTTTATATGCAGAATCCATTAATTTATACGGCAATTATAGTCGTAACTGTGAGATTACTCCTTTTGCTACTTCAATAGTAATGAAGGATTCAGAAGATTCAGAAATAGAAATCTCTGGTAAAAATCTTAATTCCC